ACTCTAACTTATATGTAAAACCAGAGCACCCACCACCTTGAACTGCTGCTCGTATACCGGTTTGCTCTTTCTTCAGGAGAAGATTTTTTATTTTGTTTGCTGCAAACTCAGTTAAACTAATCATACAAACTTAACTTCACATGATCCGCCGGCACAGGCGGCTTCGCCTTTTAAGTCCGTATTATCTTCTTCTTCTGTTACCCTTGTTAAGTCAATATTTTTTAGTGAATTCATCATAGCTTCGTAAGTCTCTTTAGAGCAGTCTTCAAAAGGAGCCTGCGTATAAGAACCTCCGTCATATGGTAAAACAGAAAGGCCATTGTAGCTGTTTCTATTATCCCACATCCACTCGCCCACATCAACCCATTCAGCCTCTTTAATGGAGATAGTAGCAGAAATGTTGTGAGTATTTTGCCCTTTTCTAAAGCCAGGCTTCACCCACTCATCAGTTACTAATTTAACTCTCTTTAAGAGCTGTAAGGCGGATTCCGTCCTAAGTATTGCTCGGTCAGGAGATCTTTGCGGGATTGATATAACTGCAGTAGTGTGAGGGCTAAAATACTCATCTTCGACAAGCTCCGGATGATATTCCTCTAAATAAGAATAGATTGGTTCATTTTTGCCCACTCTAATTCTTCTAATATAAAAATCATTATGCCACGCGTGGATCCCTGAACTTGTACCTAAAGTTAAAGATGTAGTGCCCGCGGGCTTTACACATGTTGTCCTTGCTGCAGGTCGAATACCCAATAAGTCAGCAACTCGGGCATTTTCTTCTTTTACACAGTTAGCTGCTTCTTTCATGTCAAGATCCAAGACTACACCGGAAGCAATACCTGTCATAGAGACACCTATAAGGGCATCTTTTTCTGTGGTTCGACGCCAGACATCTCTTAAATAATGAAAATCAGTATAACTAGCCTGCAAGGTCCCTATGAATGACGCTGATCGAACCCTTTCATTAAGATCGGCTTGAGATTCAACATTTGATACATTTACCTCTGTAAGATTGCAAAATTGGTATGGACGTAAACCAATCTCACAACAAGGATTAGTGCCCCAGTCTTTATCATTAGAAAAATAAAAACCTGGTTCCCCGGCTCCAGATGCTTTAACTCTATCCCATAAACTCATAAAATATTCTTTATCAATTTTATGTCTTAAGAGAACTACAGAGTTGTTGGCTCTACCTCGTTGTGGATTGGTTTCCCACCAATTCCCAGTTTTTGCAGCAATCATATCTTCATCATCGGCCGAAAACAGTGAAATAAGAGCAGCCCTACGGATACCGCCTGCCAGCACAGCGTCAGCTATATGACAGATCATATCGTGTACTTCGATCGGCGTTAGTTTATCTCCATTTTCCTTCTGCGAAAGCATTCCCTCTAGTTTGACCAGGCACTCACGTAGTGGCTGTGGTCCTGGGGCCTTGCCTCCAGAAGTAATGAGAGCAGCACCTTTCGGGCGTATATCTGTATAATCAAATCTCAAACGAGAGCCACCGTTAAAGTATGAACGAACCAAAGCTTTAACCGCATCGGCCCAGCCTTCGATTGAGTCATTCACAAGAAAGCGGCGAGTCCTTTTCATATTAGGTCGAGTGATCTCTGGAAGTTTTTCAACATGATGCTTTTGAACAGAATATCCTACTCCTGTACCTCCAAGTAAAAGAAACATAGCCTCACCAAAACACCTCCAATCGTCAGCCGGCATGAACGCGCAATTAAAAATACGGTTTGGGGCAACTTCAATTGGCTTGCCACCAAATTGCATAGATCGCATGGATGGCAAAACTTTTTTGTCATATACCATTTTATATGCTTTCCTAATTTGGAGTTCTAGTTCTGGGAACTTTTTAAGATGCATATTCATATTTCTAGTGACTAGCTCATCCCATGTTTCTCTTCTTTTGAGTTCCGGCAAGTATCGTGCATATTTCATATGCACTGTTATTTCCGATAAAATTTGATTTGATAATTCCATTTATTTCTTTCCTCCCTCTCTTTTGAAAACTGCATACTTCTCTTTAAGGCTAGCCAGCCTTTCTGCAGAAGATTTTTGAATTATATCGTTCGCTGTCTCGCCTGTTTTTGGCAAAACTTTAATTTTAACATTGCTGGTGTCCATAAAGATTGGATACACCAATCCATCTGGGCCGTTTCTATTTTTTGCAATAAAAATTCTACCCTGATTTGTGTTTTTATCTTCTACAGTTCTTGACACTGTAAAGATAAAGTCTGCTACAAAACATTTATTGAATGCCTCGGAGATTGACTCCATTGTGATCACTTCTGCATTCAATCCGGACCGGTTAGTTTGTGAGGCAGTCCAGAGTGGACACTCACATATTTGAGCTATACCTCTAAGCTCTTCGTAAATAGTTTCGAGTTGGTGTCTTTTCTCATCTTTTCTGCTATTTTCTGGTCGGATTAGGTCTCCGTAGTCCACAATGATCATATCCGGGGTGAAATTACGCCTTTTTAGCTTATCTACGTGATTTTTAATTGTTTGAATACTAGCACTGCGAGTTGGGTATTCTTTGATTATAAGTTTCCCTTGTATGTCCCTAATTTCATCATATATTTTTTCTTTGAAAATGGTTAAGTTTTTAAGTTCCACACCAGTAATAGCAGAATCATAACGATTTGCAACAACAGTGTCAGCAAGCTCCAAAGTATAATGGAGGACATTTTTACCGTCTTTAAGTGCTTGAGCACCGAGATGCACCAAAACCATAGACTTACCTGCGCCAGTAGGAGCAACAACGACACCCAATTCACCTTTGCCTAATCCCCCTTTTGATATATCATCAATATCTTTCCAGCCTGTTGTTACAGGATCTCTAGCTTTTTTTATAAAGCGCGATTCAAAATCAGCTAGATAGTCATAGCCTAGGGTATTATCAGACCCAAGTTTTAATGCATTGTCTATCACTTTTGAAACTTCATCAAAAGATGAAGATCTAATTAAGTCCACTGACTTAATAAGTGCTTCTTTAAGCTTTTGCTTTTTACAAAAGTCCAGTGCAGTATCTTTGATAAAATCAGCGCTATCCGGTATCTGTCCGTTCGCGAGAACTCTCGCATAATATTCTCGTATTCTAAGCTTGACTGATTCTGCTTCTGCGTCCAGACCTGTTCGTAAGATCGAATGCATAATATTAGATGTTGGGTGGACTCCATATTTTTTTCTATATTCCTTAATTTTACCTACAAATACGCGTAGGTGCTTTAGTTCCAAAAAATTTAGGTCTAGAACCTCAAATATTTGGTCTGCAAAGCCCCTATCGTTTAGGACGAGATGACATAAATCTTCCTGGAAAGTTTTGCCAAATTTAGAAAAGCTCTTTTCTTGATCCATTAATCTTCCTTTTATTTAGAATATAATAACATATTTTACTGAGAAAAGGAAGCAATAATATTGTTAAATCTCTGCTCTAAATCCGTAGTATTTACCGTCAAGACTCCGTCTTGTATCATAAGTTTCCTTATTTCCGTTTGATTATAGTGTGGCTTATAGTGCTCAAACGTATCGTCAATCCCTTGCTTGGCCTGTATCGACAACATGGGAGAGGATAATTGCATAATATCATAGTTATTTTTTATTAGCTCCTTGTTTTCTTTAACATTGCAAAAAACCTTTTGCTTGTTTTCTGGCTTTTCACATTCTTCAATAACATCAGATAAGTAGTATGTTCTCTCTTCTTTTAAGAAAGAAAATCGTTTGGCAACCGTTTCCAGTCCAACTCGGGGCACTCCTGGTAGGTTATCAGAAGAATCGCCCACTATAGCTCTTGCTAATGCAAAATTTACTGGGTGGATTCCAAATTTTTCTACAATATCTTTTTTATTTAGAAATTCTTTTTGAATAGGTCGATGCAAAATTGTTTTATCATCTAGTAGCTGTATAAAATCTTTGTCTGCTGAGACCACTACTTTTTGCCAATCTTCAAAAATTGAGCTATTTTTGATATATGATATCACATCATCTGCCTCAACTAAAGGCTCCATAAATTGGATCGCTGGCGTGTGATTAAAGTACTCAATCACCCTCATTTGTTGCCAAACTTTGTTATCAACAATATCAACCTCATCCATACCCACTTGCGACCAATTTGTCCTAGGTGGTTTGCGGCCGCCTTTATAAGATTTATTCATTGCTCGTCGCTTTTTGCTTCCACCTTTGCCGTCCCAGACTAAAACCATGAGATCAGGCTTAATCTCTCTTGTAAGCTTGTTTAGAATGTTAGTAAATGTCCTAATTCCACCGATAGGAGACCCGTTTGGGTTTTTGCTAGGGTCTACTATATATCCGCGAATAAATTGGTTGTACGCGTCTACTATCATTAATCTCTTCATTGTTTATCCTCTGGGAAGTTTAGGAGAGCAAACTCTCCGTGAATCTGTTTTGCTTTTTTATCATACGCCATTGCGGCCTCCTCAGGACTATCATAGGTCCCCAATCTGATTTGTCTTTTTTTTGTTGCTGGCGTTTCAGGATCTGCTATGTAAGCTACAAAACGCTCACCAACCTTAGTGACGCCTTTATATCCAGATTGACTATCTGATCTAATTTTTTTATTACAGCTATTTTGCGAATACGTGCAAACTCGCAAGTTCTCTTTTCTGTTATCTAGTGCATTACCGTTTATATGGTCTACTACCATACCTTTAGGTGGATTCATCACAACCCTGTGTATGGAAATACGACGGTTTCCATTTACGGCATAGTATGAAGTGGCGCCCGGGGGTTTATGGGCATACCACTTGGCGCGAGGACCTATCGACTTTATTACTTTGTCATAATCTTCGTCATCGACCATACACACTTTATCTGATTTTGTGCTTTTGTTTTTCCATAATTCAATTATTTTCATTAAGTTCTCCAAAAAAAAGCCCGGCGTAGAGCCGGGCTTGTGTAAGCGATCATTCTACAGGTGGACCTTCGTCCGTGTCATAGAAATCATCGGCGTTGCCTTCTCTATTCTTGAATTTCATAATAACATCTTCTTCAATAATAGTCAAGACACTTTCTCTGAATTTTTCGCTCTCCAGTTTATTGACCCATTGCTTACGCTGAAACTTTTCTTTAGACCCGTCATTGTGAGTTAGCGTAAACCATGCTCCGGATTGCTCCAATCTATCCGAGATTTG